AATGCCGACAAAAAGCATATGACTTCCGACACGAACTAGCGGGTCATTTATCAGAAGAATATGAATTAAATGATAAAAAAAGTATTGGTGAGTGGTTAAAAAAATATCTTGAATCCTATACCATTGCCTATAATGAATGGAGAGGCGGAACTAAACATATGCAGCCTCACTTTCAACTTACTGCTTTGTGGATTAATTATATGAAAGCACATGATTTTAATCCTCCCCATGAACATGGGGCGGATCTTTCTTTTGTTTTTTATCCGGATGTGCCCGAAGAATTGTACAAGGAAAATAAAGCATTCACAGGAAATGCAGCTGGGCCTGGAGCCATATCCTGGAAATATGGGGAGGGGAGTCGTCAATGTGTTAACACGGTTGATATATTCCCCACAACAGGAGACATGTTTATCTTTCCCGCGTCTTTACAACATTGGGTATATCCTTTTAGATCCAATGTCGAACGTCTTTCAGTATCTGGAAATATTTTATTCGAAAAGGATTCACGCACAAGTTTTCTAGGCGATAAAAAAAAGGATGGGAATAATCCCATATTAAAAGAGGAAGATATTAATCTCAATGAAGGAGGCGGAGGGGGTTCTAATTTTGAACACTCTGATCAAAGGTAATATATGGATATTATATTTGGCAGTGGAATTCATACACAGAATTTAAACAATCCAGTTTTAAATAAGAAACTGGAAAAATTAGGGAGACAGCTAACGAAGAGTTCTCATGTAACAAAAAAATCTAATGCAGGAGGATTACAGGCACACGCTCCTGATTTAGAGCATCCTGTTATCTTAGAATTTTTAAAAGCAGCAACAGTTCCTCTTCAAGACTTAGTAAAACATTATCATATTGATGGAGATTATAGTTTTGCGTTTCAAGATTTATGGTTTAATTTAAATCGAACAGGAGATTATAATATGCAACACGCACATGGAAACACAGATTTTTCAGCAGTCTATTATATGAAATGTGAATCTGATTCTGGTGATCTTGTTTTTGTTAATCCTAATCAAGCTAGATTCCTACTTAACCTTTCTTCTGTTTATAAATTTAAAGAATATAACGCTATTAATTCGGATACTTATTCCATCAAACCTAAACCAATGGAGCTCTGTGTTTTTCCCGCTGAACTTCAACATTATGTAACTCGAAACAATAATAAGAAAGATCGTTTAAGTTTAGCCTTTAACGTAAAGATAACTCCTATATACGACAAGCCTTATTGATATGAAACCTGTTGTGAATGATAATTTTCTAACCCAAGCAGATTTTGATTATATAAAAAAAGAAATCTTTGGAGATTATTTTCCGTGGTATTTTCATACTTCAATAGTTAATATAGATGATAAGGAACCCTCTCACTTTTTTTGGACCCATATCTTTTTTGATCGAGAAAAAGGAATTGCTTCAAGTGCGTATAAAATTCTTCGTCCTATTTTTAATAAATTAAAAGCTAAAGCTTTAATTAGGGTCAAGGCTAATATGTATAGTAATCAAAGTAAAATAATTGAACATCATTCCCATACAGATTATCCTTTTAAACATAAAGGGGCTCTCTTTTCTTTAAATACTTGTAATGGTTTCACACATTTTAAAGATAAGACTAAAATTCAAAGTGTAGCAAATCGAATCATTTTATTTAATCCTTCTTTGCCGCATCATTCTTCTACCTGTACCGATGCGCCGGTACGTATCAACATAGTTTTTAATTATTTTTAAGATGACCCTCCACTCATGGCCTTTTGAGCTCGATCCTATTCATGTTTATGCTTATGCAGAAAAAGTCTTTTCGAAACAAGAATGCGAAAAAATAATTACATTGGCCCAAAAAGAAAAAGAAATTGAGTCAAAAGTTTTTTATAAAAATACAACTACATACGACAAAAAGATAAGACAAAGTCAAATAAGATGGCTGGCTCCTACCTCTGATTTTAAATGGGTGTTTCAAAAAGTAACCGATATGACCAATTTATTAAATGATAAATATTTTAAGTTTGATATTTTTGGTGCTATTGAAGGAATTCAATTTACTTCTTATAAAGCGCCAGGAGGTAAGTATGGTAAACATGTCGATAGAAGTTTAGGAGCTTTAGTAAGAAAGTTATCAATTAGTATTCAATTAAGTGATCCTAAAGACTATAAAGGGGGAGAAATTTGTTTCTATGATAGTGCAGAAAAACAGCCGGCTCCTCGAGACCAAGGAATTTTTATTGCATTCCCTAGCTTTGTTCAGCATGAAGTACTACCCGTTACTAAAGGGGAACGACACTCTCTGGTATGTTGGATTACAGGCAAACCATTTAAATGAAAACAATTGTAGAGAAGTTTGCTCAGTATCTTACCGAGATTAAATATCCTACTAAAAAAGAACATTGGAATATTGGAGGGGTTTTAAAAAATAAATCTAATCAATATTTAAAATTTGATGTAAGAAATATGTTTCATCTTCCTGATGGGCTATTGGGAAAGAAAGGACACACGTCAAGTAATGCTGATAAAATGGTCTTTGAAACAGAGAATGCCTGGATCATCTTGGATATTCCAGAAATCTGTCAGTATGTAAGGAAACATAAAACTAAGATCCTCCACCTTGAAAAATTGATAAAGGATTTAGAATGGAACATTTCTATTAATAAATAATTTTTTCAGCAAGTTTTTAGTGCCCTCCTATAAAATGTAGGAGTACAAACAGCATTGATATACGCTCAATCGTGTAGTATAAAACCTATATAATAGGACAACTATGCTACAAAAATTAGGCTTTACACCCGGATTTAATAAACAAGTTACACCCACAGGCGCAGAAGGACAATGGACTGGTGGGGATAATGTGCGTTTTAGATATGGATCTCCTGAAAAAATAGGAGGTTGGGATCAATTAGGAGAAGATAAACTAACCGGAGCAGCAAGAGGCCTTCACCATTGGGATGATAACGCCGGAACTAAATATGCAGCTATAGGAACTAACAGAATTTTATATGTTTATTCAGGGGGACAGTACTATGATATTCACCCTATACGAACTTCCATAGCAGGATGTGATTTTACCAGTACCTCTTCATCTAAAACTGTGACGGTAACTTTTCCAAGTCCTCATGGCTTAGGAGATGGGGATATTATTCTTTTTGATGGAGTGAGCGGAGTCACAGGATCATCTACTTACAACGATGCTACTTTTGAAGACATTAAATTTATGGTGGCAACTGCACCAACCGCTACCACGGTTACTCTGACGATGACAAATACAGAAACAGGAACTCCTTTAAGTAATACGGGATCAGCTACCGCTAAACTTTATGTGACTGTTGGACCTGCTCAAGAAGTGGGAGGTTATGGATGGGGTACAGGAAACTGGTCTGGACAAGCTTCAGGAGCCGCGACAACTACCCTAGCTGCTAACATTGCAAATACAAGTACGACAAGCATTACCCTTACTAATTCAACAGCCTTCCCTACTTCAGGAGAAATTAGAGTAGGGACAGAAGATATTTCTTTTACCGCTAATAATACTTCCACGGGAGTTTTAAGTGGAGGGGCTCGAGGCGTAAACGGAACGACAGCACAAGATTCTACGAGTTCTCCTTCAACTCACAGTTCGGGTGATACCGTAACCGATATTTCTGATTATGTTGCTTGGGGCGAAGCATCCTCAGCCGACTATACCATTGAACCGGGCCTATGGGCTTTAGATAATTATGGAACTATTTTAATTGCTCTTGTTTATAATGGAGCTTGTTATCAATGGGACGCAGCAGCAGCTAACCCTACTGAAAATCGAGCTACGGTGATGTCTAATGCTCCTGCTAAATCAAGACATGTCTTAGTTTCACCAACCGATCGACACTTAATATTTTTTGGAACCACAACAACGACAACTGATTCAACGACACAAGATGATATGTTTATTAGATTCTCGGATCAGGAAAGTATTAATGATACGGATTCTTATACCGTAACCGCTAACAATACCGCAGGGACACAAAGAATTTCTAATGGATCTCAAATTATGGGAGCTAAGAGAGGACGAGATGCCATTTATATTTGGACCGATAATGCAATGTATCTCATGAGATTTGTAGGAGCCCCCTTTACCTTTTCTTTTGAACAAGTAGGAACGAACTGTGGATTAATAGGTAAGAATTCTGCTATCGAGGTGGATGGAACAGCTTACTGGATGTCTGAAAATGGTTTCTTTAGTTACTCCGGTCAACTTCAATCAATGCCGTGTTTAGTAGAAGACTATGTGTATGATGATATTAATACCACGGCTAGAAATTTAATTTTCTGTGGTCTCAATAATTTATTTACTGAAATTAGTTGGTACTATTGTACGAATGGATCGGATGTGATTAATCGTGTGGTCACTTATAATTACATTGAAACTGCCATCGCTAAAAAACCGGTATGGACTACGGGAAGTTTATCTAGAACGACCTGGGCGGATTCTTCTTTGTTTGGTAAACCTCATGCAACGGCCTATACCACAGCGGATGATGCTTCTTTTGATGTGGTGGGGAATACCGATGGAACCACAATTTATTATGAACATGAAACCGGGACCGATCAAGTGGATGCCGGAGGAGTGATTACGGCGATTACTTCTAATATTTTATCTGGAGATTTTGATATTACTCAACGAAGCAATCAAAAAGGACAAGTGATTGGAACGCCTGATCTTCGAGGGGATGGAGAATATGTTATGAAAATCAGAAGATTTCTTCCTGACTTTATTAGCCAGACGGGAAACACACAAATTACTCTGCTGCTCAGAGATTATCCTAATAATGCAGCGGCGAGCTCTCCCTATGGACCCTTTACAATTACGACAGCCACTGATAAGGTGGATACACGTGCCCGGGCTCGGGGAATTGCTATAAAAATAGCCAATACTGGAGCATCACAAAACTGGAAACTGGGTACATTTAGACTGGACATACAACCAGATGGGAGAAGATAATGGCTTGGTGGGAAAACCTTACTTTAGGAGATGTTGGTAAATACGGTGGATCAACTGTTGGTGCTTTAGGAACAGGCGCAGGATATCAAACTCTTCACGATGTTAATCAAATTAATAAATGGGCAGCACAAGGTTATGGGCCTGGAAATAAAGTTCCTCAACACATGTTAAAAAGTTTAACAGGAGCTTATGTACCTAATACAACTTTTGAAAAATTAGGATATGGAAGAGGTAGTTTCAAAGATTGGCTTACAAAAACAATACATCCTGATCATTTTAAACCAGTACAAACAGTGATGAAGGCGGCTCAGTCTCCATTCGGAAAAGCTGTAGGGAGTGTAGGAAGATTTGCTTTTGGAATACCTGGTCTTGTGGCATCCACCCCCTTTTTAGCTAAAAGTGGAATCGATGCTTTAACGAAACGAGATCCTAATGCTACCGAATCAAGTTTATTTGGAATTGATTTAACAAAGAATGCAAATGAACAAGCTGCATTACCTGAGAGTGAGCTCCAAGACTGGGGATCAACAATGGGTGTTATACCTGGAGATGATCTTCCTAATCCTCTCCCTAAAGTTTATCCTGGAAGCGCTTATTCACCTCATCGAGGATTTGAAGAAATGCAATTTGATGAAACCGTTCAAGCTCCAGCAAAGAAAGGATTTAGTTTTAATCCATTAGACTGGGGTGTGATGGGGTTAGCTAAAAAAATGATTGAACCTAATACACCTGAAGAAAATTTTGGTCGAAAGTATTTTGAAAATACGATGGACTCTTCAGGAAGAGTATACAACGATCCGGAAGATCTCTTTGGAGGTAAGAATGTGGTCTCTGCCTGGGGTCAAGGTATGGGCGCAGCAGGTCAAAAAAGAATAGATACAATAGAAAATACTTTACAAAATAAATATGGTTTAAGTGATGAAGAAATAGAAGATGTTTATGCTGGAAGTTATAGGGGTGATGTAAACACTCAATTAATACAAAGACTACAAAACTTTAAAAACCAACAAAACATATACAATAAAAACTTAGCAGCTGCTACAGGTGGTGCAGATACGACCGGAGGAGCTATTACGACTGGAAATGTTGTGACGACTGCTACAAATCCTAATCTAGGAGATCCAGCATCTAGAGATCAAGGGGGTGGATACTCTACACGAGGAGGATTTACTGGAACTAGAAGTACAGCAGGTCCTAGAGGTACATCGACACCAGCTTCAGGAAGAGGACACCATTCATGGGCACAAGGTGGAAGAGTAGGTTTAAGAATGGGAGGAGATCCTACTGGGTGGATGACAGAACCAGAAAATGTTACTCCTTTCCAACTTCAACAAGAAGAAGGGGTTCCCATGGGTTTAATGGCTTCCGATGATGTCAACACAAGAATTTTAGAAAACTTATTTGAAAAATATTTAGACTTAGGATTTAGTCCTGCCGAAGCAGAAAGATTAGCTATGGAAGAATTTGAATCTATGGCACAGGGTCCGCAAGAAGAAGTTGTTGAAGAAGGAATAGCGAGTCTTGTTTAATGGCAAAAATAACTCAAGCATTAACGCGGGCTAGTGAAGAATACGATCAACGAGTTTTTCAATCTCTAATTAGGGATCTCGACGGTGTCATTAATAAACTCAACACCACATTCCAAGAAGATATGAAACAAGAGGTAGAAGCGATGAGCTTCTTTGTAGAATAATGGCTGTAAAAAATGAATATAAAATGTATGGAGTAACGAGTACGTCTGCCGAAGGACCTATTAAATTCTTTGGTACTGATGCTACAACAGGTAATCAGAATCCTTTAATTAATGAAACGTATATTGTTAAATCATTACATGTAACTAATAAGTCATCGGGTAATACTCCAACCATTACGATTACAAATAATGGTTTTCAGGTTATTAATACTCAAACGTTAGCCACAGCAGCCAGCGTAGAAATTTTAACCAATCCCATGGTTGTCGAAGGCAATACGGTTCTTTCTTATACCACAGCCGGTACAGTAAGCGATGGGGTGGACATAACCATTAGTTATTTAAATATAAAGAAGGAGGTCACACGATAATATGACGGATAAGACAATAGAAATAGATGGTAAAAAAATAATAGCTGAGGTAAAACATACTATAAAACATAAGAAAACAGGGGCTATTTATAGTTCAG